GCGGCGGTAAGTCGCATCTGATGCGGGTGGCTGCGATCCAGTGGTGCTCGAGCGTCGTCGGCTTGCAGGTCTACCTGTTCCGGCGGATCTACGAGGATCTCATCAAGAATCACTTGGAAGGCCCCAAGGGTTTCCGCAACCTGCTCGCGCCGCTCACCGACGACGGTTGGGTGAGCATCGTTGACGATCAGATACGGTTCTGGAACGGCAGCAAGATCTATCTGTGCCACTGCCAGCACTTACAGGATGTCTATAAGTATCAGGGAGCGGAGATCCACGTTCTTCTCGTTGACGAGTTGACGCATTTCGAGGAGGCGACGTATAGATTCCTGCGCAACCGCGTGCGCATGGTCGGGCTGGACGTTCCGAAGACGCACGAGGGGCTGTTCCCGCGGATTCTCTGTGCCGGGAACCCCGGCAACATCGGGCATCTGTGGACCAAAAACACGTTCATCGTCGGCGCCGAGCCGATGGCGATCCGGCAAATGCCGAACACCGAAGGCGGCATGTGGCGGCAGTTCATCCCGGCGCGGCTCGACGACAATCCGAGCATGCGCCTCGACGACCCGGGCTACGAGGCACGCCTGGAAGGCCTCGGCAGCCGCGAGCTTGTCGCCGCCATGCGCTGGGGCGACTGGGATACGGTCGAGGGCGCGTTCTTCGACTGCTTTTCGAGGGAGAAACATGTACTCGCGCCGTTCGGTATTCCATTTCATTGGCTGCGCTTTCGCAGCATGGATTGGGGCTCCTATTCCCCGTTCTCGTGCGGCTGGTGGGCCGTGGTACAAGACGACTATCACCTCGATGGCGTACCTGGAGGGAGCAATGCCGGTCCCCTATCTTTGGGTGCGGAAGGATTACGACCCGATGTCGGAGCAGGTAACATTTACCGGCGTGACCGCCCGCGTACTCTCCCCCGCGGAGCGCTTGTCCGATACCGGGAGGACTACGGGGATACGCCCGGAGTTACGGGTCGCGGCCTTAAGCTCACCGCCGAGCAGGTGGCGGAGCGGATCATCGAGCGCGAGCGCAAGGACCCCAAGCTGAGCTACGGCGTGCTCGACCCGAGCACGTTCAAGCAGGACGGCGGCCCGAGCATCGCCGAGCGCATGAACATCACGCTGCTCAAGGCCGGCATCGCCCCGTTCCGCAAGGCCGACAACGCCCGCGTGCGGCAGGTCCAGAGCCGCGATCGCCGCGGCCCGATGAGCGGGCTCGATGCGCTACGCAACCGCATGATCGGAATCAAGGGGGATAACGGCGCGAGCGTGCCGTTGATCTATTGCTTCAGCACCTGCCTCGATAGCATAAGAACGATCCCAATCCTGCAGCACGACCAAACCCGGCCCGAAGACGTGGACTACCGAGGCGAGGACCACTGCGCCGACGACTGGCGCTACGCGGTCCTCTCGCGACCATGGCTGAAATCGAAGCCCGAGATCGCCCCGCCCCGCGACGGCTACTCTATGCCGCACGAGGACCTGCTCAACGACTCCTGGAAAACAATGTAACGGCACGGCTCGCCGCAGCACGGCGGATGAAACAACGCCTGCTGCACGATCGCGGTGAGGTCGAACTGCTCGACGCCCGCACCTACTGGCTGGTGCGCGCCATCGAGGCGCGCGTGGTCGCCTATCAGTTGCAGGATCCCATCGCACGCAGCATCATGCTCAACGTGGCCGAAAGCTATGAGCAAATCGCCGCCGACGACCGTTAGCGCATTCCTGATGCCGAGCTTCGAGGAGCTCGCGCTCGCCCAGCAAGTCAACGACGCCCTGCCGCCGCACGCGCGCGTGCAGCCGTACCGGGTCGATGCCGGCGACGATAGTATTCGTTACGGCATGGTGTTCGAGTATTTCTCGGCGCGGAAGCCGGTCGAGCGCGAGTACCCGTTCTTTGACGCGGACGCGGTCGTCAAGGAAGTCAAGGAATGGATCAAGCAGCTGGAGTACCAGCGCAAGGACGCCTGGGAAATCGCACGCTGAGCCACGAAGGAGAACGACCATGGCCGTACTGAGCACCGCACAACGCAAGAAGCTGCCGAGCAAAAGCTTCGCGCTCCCGGGCAAGGGCGAAGGCCCGCACGGCAAGGGCGCCGGCTCGTATCCGATTCCCGATGCCTCACACGCCAGGAACGCGCTGGCGCGTGTGGCGCAGCACGGCAGCAGCGCCGAGAAGGCAAAGGTGCGCGCCAAGGTGCACGCGAAATATCCAGGCATCGGCAAGCGGCAGTACGGTGGTCCCTTGCCGCCGCCAGTGGACTGGGAGGCCGTGCAGCGGGCGCGTGGTTATCCAGAAGGTGCCTATCTTGGCAGCATGGGCGGCGGGATCGGGCGGGCGCCGCGCCGTGAGTCCCCTGACGAACAAGGCCGCAGCGGCGAGAAGAGCGAATATGAGAAACGCTACGGCGAGGGCGCCTATGCCGGCTATGCCAAGGGCGGCCCGGTCGAGAGCGCCGGGCACCACGAGAAGGAGGAGCGGCTGCTCGGCCGCCTTGCCAAGCACGCCGAGCATGCGCCGCCCCACCGCGGCCATGCGCAAGAGAAGAGAGATGTCAGAGAACTGAGAAAGATGGAGGAGGCGGAGGAGGCAGAGTACCGGCAGATGGGCGGCCCCGTCACGCCCGCGAGCTGGAGCGCCATGGGCCACATGATGCGCCGCGCCAAAGGCGGCAAGGTGGCGCCGCCCGCAATCGGCGACCGCAAGCTGCGCGAGGGCCCGCCCAAGTATCCCAGGATCGCCGGGGACTACGTCTGATGATCACACAAGCGCGCGCCAGGGAAATGCTCGACTACGAGCCGGAGACCGGCATCTTTCGCTGGCGGATCAACCGCCGAAGCTATATGGGCAAGGCGCGCATCGGTGCGATCGCGGGCGCGCCGCGCTACGATGGCTATGTCGAACTACGGCTCGATGGTGAATTGATTCACGCACACCGGCTGGCATTTGTCTGGATGACCGGCGTGCTGCCGGAGGAGGTCGATCACATCAATAGCGACAAATCCGATCAGCGCTGGAGCAATCTGCGAATTGCAACACGATCGCAAAATGGCGTCCACAAAGGAGCAAACAAAAACAATAAGCTTGGTGTTAAGGGGGTGCGCAAGAACAAGAAAAAGTTCGAGGCGCGCATCTGGCGGGACGGGAAGACCGTGGCCATAGGTTTTTTCTCTACGATTGAACAAGCCTCTGAAGCCTACAAACAAATCTCTCTGAAACAACACGGCGAGTTTTCCTATGCCTCTCGCTGATGCCCCCGGCAGGTACGTCTCAGCAGATGGGACTTTAGGTTATTGGAGTACCGAGTCGCCCGACGACTGGGATTTCTCTGGTGACGCAGACGGCTTCTGGCCGGTGTCGCGCCTGCGCCAGGGCTACCTGGACTACTTATCCGCCAAGATTCTCGAATACCAGGAGCAGCAGCAGTCGCGCCACTTTTATCACGGTTCTCAATGGACGCCCGAGGAGATCCGCGTCCTGCGCAACCGCCGGCAGCCGGTGATCACGTTCAACCGCACCGCCCGCAAGATCGATCAGATCGCCGGCCTCGTGCAACGCATGGAGCAGGATCCGAAGGCGTTCCCGCGCAATCCGCAGAACGCCGACGGCGCCGAGGTCGCAACCCAATGCGTGCGCTCGGTGCTCGACGCCAGCGACTGGGAATTCCTGGATGCCTACTGCGCCTGTCAGGCCGGCATCGAAGGCATCGCCGGCATCGAACTGAAACTCGTTGACGGCGATCATCAGGATCCCGATCTGGTCGCCGACTTTGTGTTCGGCGATGATTTTTTCTACGACCCGCGCAGCTACAAGCCGGATTTTTCAGATGCGCGTTATATGGGAATTGCAAAATGGTTGGATGTCGAGGCGGCGGTCGAGTTGTTTCCTGATAAGGAGAATGAGTTAAGAACGCTGATGGTTGAGACAGGATTTGACCTGACAACACACAGTGATCGCGAGTTTAAATGGATTTATACAAATGAAAAACGCCTTCGTTTAGTTGAGATGTGGTACAGATACAAAGGCAAATGGTACTGGAGCTTTTTCTGCAGCATGATCTTGCTGGCGCAAGGCGTGTCGCCGTTCCAGGATCAGCGCGGGCAGCTGATGAACCGCTTTATCATGTTCTCGGCGTTTGTCGATCACGACGGCGACCGCTACGGCTTCTCACGCAATCTGAAAGGCCCGCAAGACGAACTGAACCAGCGCCGCAGCAAGGCGCTGTTCATGAGCAACGTGACGAGATTGATCGGCAAGAAAGGAGCGGTGGACAATGTTGAGACTGCGCGTCGCGAATACGCGAGACCGGATGGCTATATCGAAGTTAATCCGGGATTTGAAAACCCCGAGCCGGCAGATAAAGCCAACGATCTGGCGCAACAACTCGCGCTCATGCAAGACGCCCGCCAGGAAATAGAGACCTTCGCGAACATCCAGCCGGATACCATCGCGCGCGAGATCCCCGGCGATCATTCCGGCATCGCCATCAACATGCTGCAGCGCGCCGGCATCGCCGAGCTTGGCAGCTATCTGAGAAACTACAAGTCCTGGAAAAAGCGCGTCTACCGCGCGATCTGGAACATCGTGCAGCGCACCTGGACGGTCGAACGCTTCGTGCGCGTGTCCGGCCGCGGCGAGCTTGCCCAGTTCATCCAGATCAATGCCAGCGGCGGAACCAACCAGTACGGCCAGCCGATCATCGTCAACGCGCTCGGCAACCTCGATGTCGAAATGAGCATGGACGACGGCCCCGATGAGGCCAGCGTCATGCAGGACGCCTACGACGTTCTCAAGGGATATCCCCCCGGCACGATTCCCCCCGCCGTGCTCATCGA